TGACCATCCGCCGTGTCGATGAGCGTGCGCTCGATGCTCTGCTGATGCCGGTCGCGAGGAAGAACGGCATCTGCAAGATGACCAAACAGGGCATCAAGCTCAATCATTTCCACTATCTGACCGGCAAAATCATGCCCGGCGTCGACGTGTTCGTCCGCCTCGATCCGATGGATATGGGCAAGATCTATGTCTACGAGCCGGATGGCGGTCGCTTCCTCGATATCGCGCTTTGCCCCGAATTGGCTGATGTCAATCCGCAGGCCTACGTCAAGGCGCAGAAGGAGATTTCCGCCGACCTCATCCGCGCGAAGGAACGCGAGATCAAGGCCGATATCCGAGAGCTGAAGAAAGGTCCTTCCGGCATCGAGCGCACCATCCGGCTTGCCAAGAAGAAAAAGGCCGAGCGTGATGCCGCGATCGACAACGTCGTCCAGCTGCCGAAGCGCGAAGAGCAGCACACGACACCCGCGATCGCCGCCGCGCTGGACGCCATCCGCAAGCCCGAACCGGCCAAGATGGCGGCGCATGTCGCGGATCTGCACGCTGAAGTTCTGGCCGATCTGAAACCGCAAGCGCATGGCGCGAATGTCCAGCCGATCCGTACCTCTCCGACACCGGCACAGAGATTCCGTCGCTGGCAGGACGTCGATGCCCGCCTTCGGGCCGGCGATCCGGTTGACCCGGCCGAGGCTCACTGGGCTGGCGGCTATCAGACCAGCAGCGAGTTCAAAACCCAAAAGGCGATGTTTGACGATTTCGGTGATCAGGCACCGGGTCTGCGTACCTGAAATGGAATGCCCGCCGGTTGCAGCCAGCGGGCGAAGAAAACTTAGAGAAGGACTGAAGGATGAACGTGAGAATGCAGAATGTCAATCCGAGCTTCGGAACCGTGGCCCCGCTGAAGAACGTTGCGGAAGCGTTTTCGGTTGCCCAGCAGATCATCAACCGGCCTGCCGGCATCGACGGCCTCGGCCTGTTTTACGGCAGATCTGGCTACGGCAAATCGAAGGCCAGCCAGTATGTGCAGAACAAGACCGGTGCGATCTATCTGGAGGTCTTCGATTTCTGGACCAAGAAGACGTTCTGCGAGTTTCTGCTCGCCGAGCTGGGTGTCGAGAAGCCGAAAGGCACCATCGCAAGCATGATGGTCCAGGCCATGCGCCTGCTGCAGGACGATCCCAACCGCCTGCTGATCATCGACGAGGCCGACAAGCTCGTTGACAAGGGCATGATCGAGTTGGTGCGCGATCTCTACAAAGGCGCGCGGATCCCGGTCTTGCTGGTCGGCGAAGAATTGCTGCCGGAGAAGCTTGCCCGCTACGAGCGCTGCGAGAACCGCGTCTCCGCCTACGGCATGGCCAATCCCAGCGACCTCGGCGACGCCCAGCAGCTCGCCCGCATCTATCACCCGAAGCTGACCGTGCAGGATGATCTTCTCGCTCACATCGTCGACAAGACCCACGGCGTCGCCTCCCGCATCGTCGCATCGCTCTCGCGGGTGTCCGAATTCGCACGGGCGCAGCAGTTGGAAGCAATCGCCCTTGCCGACTATCACGGCGATGTCTTCACCGGCCAAGCGCCGCGTCGGGGGCGCTGATCATGCAGATGTTTCTTGATCTCACCGTGATCAACGTGAAGCCGCAGCGTCGTGGTCACCGGTATTTCTGGAAGGTGATCATGGAAACGACGGCGGACGGCAACGATCGTTTTGCCGCCCGCGATATCCTGGGCAAGTGCGACCCAGATCAGCGCAAGCACCTATGGGCCTTCCTGCAGTCCCTGGCGAGAGGCGACTATGTCGAGCAATTGCCATCCGGGAAGCAGCAGGAGTACCGCCTCCTGCGCCGCCAAAGCGATTGCCCGCTCATCACCAAAGACGGCAAGGAGAGCCCACACGGTAAGGGCCAGCAGCAGATGTGGAACGTGATGCGCCGCGAGCGCACCGGCTTCACCGCCGCCGATCTGGCAATTGCCGCAAGCACCGACGAGGTCGTCGTAAACCGGAATACAGCGAGCACCTATTGCAAGCTTCTGCACCGGTGCGGTGTCCTGGTGCTGCAAAAGGACGAAGACGGCCAGAGCTTCTACGTACTGAAGGGCAGCGCCAACAGCGGCCCGAAGGCTCCGCGCAAGATGGCCGCGACGGTGATCTACGATCCCAATCGCGAGCAGATCATTGGCGATGTCGTCGCCGAGGAGGTGCTGGCATGAACCGTGGACCCGTCGCCGGCCGCGCCGCCGTGGATCATCTCACCAGGACGACGCTCGCCTGGCAGGGCAGCCCTCCCGATTGGGTCGTGGTGCTTGCCGAGGAGTGCAACAAGGGCAGCCAGTCGGCCGTCGCCAAGCGGCTCGACTATAGCCCCGCCACGATCAGCCAGATCCTGTCGAACAGCTATCGCGGCGATGTTTCCCGCGTCGAGCAGATGGTGCGCGGCGCGCTGATGGCCGAGACCATTGCCTGCCCAGCGCTTGGCGACCTCGCCCGCAATACCTGCCTTTCATGGCAGGCAAAGCCCTACGCAGCCACCTCATCCCATCGCGTCCAGATGTATCGGGCGTGCCGGTCAGGCTGCCCGCATAGCCGAATTTCCACCAACCGAAACGAGGATGACGATGCTGTCTGATGCCATCCGTGAATTGCGTGAACGCGTGAAGGTAGGAGCCGTGCCCGACAACGTGACCGGTCTGCTGCTGACGTTCCGCGCCTTCGAGATGGAGGCGCGGAACATGGAAGAGCGGATCGAATTGCTGACGGGACGGCCACATGTCGCGCTCGACGGGAATTTGATCTCCGGCCCTGGAAGCGAGGTGCGCCATGAGGCCTAGAATTTCCGGTGTGCTCGATCTCATCCGGCAGACCCTCGACCTCGGTGCCGAGGGCGCTCCATTCGGCATCGAACAGTTCCAGCGTGCGTCCGAGCTTTTGGATCTGTGCGCCGGCATTGCTCGCGAAATGGAGGGTCAGCTTATCGTCGACCCGGTGTCGCCGGAGCTGCTGACAGACGGCAAGGTCATCTCCCTGAAAACCTATCTGGAGGCCAAGAGCCATGTCCAATCGCAAGCTTGATTATCTGTCCGATCATCTAATCGCCACCCGCAACCGTCTCGCGGATTTCCGCCATGGCGGTGTCTATCTCAACGACGAAGAGCTGGAGGGCTTCATCAAGCGCTTCGACGAATTCATCGACACGGCCCGCAATCTCGAAAGCGAGATCAGTTGCCGCGAGTGGAACGACCGTGCAGCCCGCGACCGTCAGATTTCCGAGGACGGCGGCGCTCCGATCGGCGGCAACGTCGTCGCCTTTCCAGGCCGCGCTCCGGATCATCGCCCGACCGGGGGGAACGCGGCATGACTGTTACCTGCAGGCTGATTACGGAAGTGGTCTCGGAAGCCTATCAGGTGCCGATCCGCGAGTTGCACTCGAAGCGGCGTGGCCCGAAAACGGTGCGCGCCCGGCACGTCGGCTGGATGATCGCCAAGCGCATGACATCGCGTTCCTATCCGGAGATAGGCCGGTACATGGGCGGCTTTGACCACACGACTGTCATGCGCGCCGTCCACCTGATCGGCGAGGAGCTGGTGCACGACGAGATCCTGCGGCGCGAAATCGAAGCGCTCGAAATGTCCGTCGTCATGACCGAGAAAGCGTCGGTACAGTTCGAGCACGTTTTCGAGGACATCGATCCAGCCGCAGTCGCCGACCGCGTGTTGAACCAGCCGCTTCGCGAGCTGTCGATGTCGCTTGAAGAGATGCGCGCCCTCGTGATGGGCGTCTCGCATTATGCCCAGCAGCTGGAGCTGCTTGAGGTTCAATTCGCAGAAGAGCGCTGCGCCTGGCAGGCCGAGCGCGATCATTTGCATGCTGTGGCCGACACCGCCGCCCTGCACACCTCCAGTCAGGCCGGCACGATCGTTAATGCCGCAAAGGCTGTGGTTGCCGCGCGTCAGGCCCTGCAAGCGGCCGAAACCACCATCAACGAGCGCCCGGCCCGCAAGGCGCTCGAAGCCTCCCTGAAAACTCTTCAAACCACCTTTGAAAGGATCTGAACATGAATGCTGTCATCCTCGAAGAAACGCCCGCGACGGGCATCACTGTCGTCAATGGCAAGGACTATGTGACGAATGCCGAAGGCGGTCTAACGCCTCTCGCACTGGTGAAGGCAGCGGACTTCGTTGAAGATCAGATGGTCCGCAAGATCATCGGTTTCGCCAAGCCGCTTTCCGCCGAACTCGCCCGCTTCAAAAAGCACACCAGGGCAGACATTGCCGAGTTCGATCGGCTGCTGGAAGCCCAATACGGCCTCGTCAAACGCGGACGAGCCGGGGCAGGAAACCAGAAGTATCGCACGATCGACGGCCTGATGACCGTGGAGACCCGCGTCAACAAGCTGATCGAATTCGGTCCACAGTTGCAGGTTGCCAAGGGGCTTATCGACGAGTGCCTGAATGAGTGGACCGAAGACGGTCGCGCAGAGATCCGCGGCCTCGTCACCCGCGCCTTCAATGTCGATCAGGCTGGCAAGATCAGCAAAGACGCCGTGTTCGAACTCTTCAAGATCGAGAGCGATGATCCACGCTGGATCAGCGCCATGGAGGCCATCAACGCGGCCGTGCGCGTGATCGGTTCGAAAGAGTACCTACATTTCAGTTTCCGCGAGACCCACGAATCCGAGTGGATCCGCATTTCGCTCAATATTGCCGACGCGTGAGGAGATAACCCATGAAAAACAGACTGATCGACCTCAACAACCATCTCTTCATGCAGCTGGAACGACTTTCTGACGAGAGCATCACGCCCGAGACGATCGAGATGGAAGTAAAGCGTACCGACGCCATCGTCGCTGTGAGCGAGCAGCTCATTCATAATGCCGATCTCGCTCTGAAGGCCGCAAAGTTGGTCGCCGACCATGGTGACCGCTTCAAGCCCATGCTGCCGATGCTCGCAGGCACCAAGTCCGAGGGAGAGGCACAGTCATGAAGGGGCGGCAACCCTGACCAACTTCTTGAGGATGTAACATGGCAAATCCGGTCACCACGGAAATCGCAACCATACAGTCGGACCCGTTTGTGCCGTTCTTCCAGACGGTCATGCAGCCAACGGACGAGGTGCTGGTGTCGCGTGGCGGCGCGTCGGCCTACAAGGTCTATGACGAGATCCGGCGCGATCCACATGCCTTTGCCATCCTGCAGAAGCGGAAGCTTGAAGTGGTCAGCCGGGAGTGGAAGGTCTTTCCTGCTTCCGATCGCCGGATCGACAAACGGATCGCGGCCGAGGTTGAACAATGGCTAAAGACGATCAACTTCGACCGCCTGACCAAAGGGCTGCTTGGCGCTGTGCTGAAGGGCTTTTCGGTCGGCGAAATCATGTGGATCAACGACGGCGGCATTTGGAAGCCCTCTTCGATCAAGGTCAAGAAACAGCGGCGCTTCCGGTTCGATATGGATGGAAACCTGCGCGTCCTCACCCGATCGTCACCGGTCGACGGCATTGTGGCGCCTGATCGGAAGTTCGTTATCCATCGCCATTCCGTCGATGATGACGACGACGACCCCTACGGCGTTGGCCTTGGTTCGGTGTTGTTCTGGCCCGCCTGGTTCAAGCGCCAGGTGTTGGCAAACTGGCTTCAGGCCACCCGCAAGCATGCCGCGCCGACGACGCTCGGCCAGTATCAGGGCGGCTTCGATCAGCTGAAACAGGATCAGCTGGCGAGCGTGTTTGCGTCCATGCAGGGATCCGACAGCCTGATCTTTCCCGAAAACGTCAAAGTCGAGTTGCTGGAAGCCAAGAACCAGGGCGACCAATTCGCCACCCTTTCGCGCTACCTGGACGAGCTGATGAGCGAAGCCGTACTGGGCGAGACCTTGAGCACCAATTCCGGTGAACGCGGTGCGCGGTCCCTGGGTGAAATCCATAACGAGGTCCGGATCGCGATCGCGAAGGCCGATGCGGATTTGACTTGCCAGACTGTCAAGGAAACGGCGGTTCAGTGGTACGTGGATTTGAACTATCCTGGCGAAGCGGTGCCGGACGTATGGCGCGACTTCTCCGAGGCCGAAGATCTGGACGAAAAGGTCAAGCGCGACGAGACCATTTACGGCATGGGCTATAAGCCAGCCTCGGTGGATTACATCAACGACACCTATGGCGGCGAGTGGGTAGAGCAGCAGAAGATTGCCGAACCAAACCCAGCTGACCAGCAGCCGAGTGCCGCCGCGGGTCTTGCCTTTGCCGATCCGGAGCGTCCGGAAACGCAGTCCGAGAAAACCGTCGCGGATCTTTCGGACCAACTGGCCACCCTCGGCCGGCCGGCAATCGACGCCATGATCGCCGACATTGAGGCAGCCTTTAGCGAGGCGGCATCCTATGACGATCTGGCCGAGCGCCTTGCTCGCTTGTCCGGCGACATGTCGATCGACGATCTCGCACAGCTGATGGCGCAGGCGACGTTGGCGGCTGACCTGGAAGGTCAGGCCTCGGCCAATGGCTGATCAACTCCCCTTCCAGGAAGCGATCGACTTTCTGCGCAGCAAGGTCAACCTGCCGACCAGGCGCTGGGACGATGTCACGCGGCAGGGCCAGGTTCGTGGCTTCACCGTGGCCGGCATTGCCCGCGACGACATGCTCTCGGATTTCATGGCGGCACTGCTGACGGCTCGCACTGCCGGCACGGGCTTTAACGAGTTTCGAAAGAGCTTTGACGAGATCGTCGATCGCACCGGCTGGAAGTTCAATGCCAAGGGCGGCACTGACGAGGAGCGCCGCGAATGGCGCGCCGGGATCATCTACAGGACGAACATGCGCACATCCTATATGGCTGGGCGCTGGAAGCAGCTGACCGATCCGGACGTTCTGAAATACCGGCCCTATCTCCAGTATGTCCATTCACGCGCACTGCATCCCCGTTTGCTGCATCTGCATTGGGATGGCCTTGTTCTCGCTACGATCGACCCTGCCTGGAGATACATGTTTCCGCCAAACGGCTGGGGCTGTGGTTGCGATGTCAAAGCCCTCTCTGAACGGGATTTGAAGCGGCTTGGAAAATCCGGTCCCGATGAGGCCCCGGACCTGACGCCATATGAGAGCGTGGATCCGAGCACCGGCTATCCGGAGCTGCGTTATCCCGGCATCGATCGCGGCTGGGACTACAATGTCGGCGAGGAATGGCTTTCTGGCATCGTGCCCACGGAGCTGCGCACACCGCTGCCCGCCGTCGCCGACACCAAACCTGAAAACCTGCCCGCCATGCCGAAGGCGACGGAAACGAATTGGGAAGAGTTGCTTCCGCCGGAAGCCAAGCCCGAGGATGGTGCTGCAGCCTTCCTGTCGATGTTCGGTCTACAGGGCAATGAGGGCGGTTACTATCGCGATGCCTCGGGCGGCATCGTGCCGATCGGCAAGTCGTTGTTCCGGCCGGACGTGACGGCAGCAAATGAAAACAACAATCCGGCCTATGGGCGATATGCGCGCGTGCTGGCGGATGCGATTCGCCAGCCCGACGAGATCTGGCTGGATTGGGGCTCGGTCAAATCCGGCATTGTTCTACGTCGTTCATACCTCAAGCGCATACTCCTCCCTGACGGGACGAGCACGTTTCTGCGCTTCGAATGGACGAAGCTTGGCTGGACGGCGGTGGCAGAGCCGACGTCGGCGGAAGCCGCCGATCGCTATCGCCGTGGCGCGCTGCTTTATCGAAGGAATGGCAAATGACCGCCGCAACGCTGACGATCGACGACAAGGATATCATTGACGCCCTCGATCGCCTGCTGGCTGCGGCCGGCACCCTGACACCCGTTTACAAGAACATCGGCGAGTACGAGGCCGAGGCGACCAAGGAGCGGTTTCGCACCCAGCAGGATCCGGACGGCAATGCCTGGCAGAAGCTCAACGATCTCTATGCCCTCACCAAGAAGGGCGCTTCGATCCTTGTCGGCCCGACGCGCGATCTGTCCAGCATCATCTGGCAGCTCGCATCGAGCGGTGTGGAGATCGGCTCCAATGTGATCTACGCCCGCGCCCACAACGAGGGCGCAACCATCGTTCCCAAGAACGCCGCCGCGCTGATGTTCTCCATGGGCGGACAGACCTTCATGGTGAAAAAGGTCACAATCCCCAGGCGTCAATTTCTCGGCTTCAGCAGCGAGGACCAGGTCCGTATCCAGGAGATCATTGAGGATCACTTCCTGGATGCGATCGAGAATACGGCCGGATCGAAATAGCGGCCCCAGAAACGCGCTCAGGGGCTCCGGACGGGAGATTGCCGCAGGCAAGGCTTCAATCGCCGTCTATGGCCTTAGAAACCACTTTAACGGCGAAGCCTTGCCCCTGAGGGCGGGTGTGATATGTCTCTGACAGACTGATTGCCTTCGATCGCTGGTTTCCCACAAACCCTTGCGGCTGTTTTGCCGAAATGCCCTGGGCCAATCTGCCCGGCATGAAACCGATCGATATTTTCCGCACTGGCAACCACACCGATAGCCAAGGCCGGCCGTTTTCCTTCACGGATGACGACCTGCAGGCGATCGCCGCGCAATACGATACGGCGCTGCATGAAGCGCCGATCGTCGTCGGGCATCCGAAACAGGATGCACCCGCCTACGGCTGGATCAAGTCCGTCTCTTTCAGGGACGGTCACCTTGTTGCCGAGCCGCAAAACGTCGAGCCGCAGTTTGCCGAGCTGGTGAAGGATCGTCGGTTCAGCAAGGTCTCTTCGAGCTTCTATCCGCCCAATCATCCAAACAATCCGACGCCAGGGAAATACTACCTGAAGCATGTCGGCTTCCTGGGTGCGGCAGCACCCGCCGTGAAGGGGCTGAAGTCTATCGAGTTCGCTGACGACGCCGACGTTCTCCAGTTTGACGACGCGGCCATCGTTCGCACGGCCTGGGTCTTCGACACGATCGCCGGCCTGTTTCGCACTTTCCGGGAATCGATCATCGCCGACAAGGGCATCGAAGCGGCCGACGCGGTCGTTCCGTCCTGGCGCATCGACACCATCACCGAGGCTGCACAGCAGATCCGCGATCCGGAGCCCGCAGCACCCTTCACCACCTACACCGAAAAAGAGGATGTCATGGACGCAGCCAAAATTGCCGAACTGGAACGCCGTGAGCGTGAGATCGCAGAGCGTGAAACGAGCTTTGCGGAAAAGGCCCGCAAGAACGAAGAGACCGCGCGCGCCGCCCGCGCTGCCGAAGACGAAGTGTTCGTCAACGGAGTTGTTTCGGCCGGCCGTCTCCCTGTCGGGCTGAAGCCGTTGGTGACGGCGATCTTCGCCGACCTGGACGATGGCGTTCTCTCGTTCTCGGAAGATGGCGAAGACAAGTCGCTGTCCGCCCGCGACGGCTTCCGTCAACTGCTCGGCAAGCTGCCGGTCCCCGTGGCAACCGGCGAGGTTGCTACCGGCGACGGTCCCGACTTCTCCGATCCGTCCCACGTCAAGGACGCGATCAATACCGAAATCGAAGCGGCGCGCGGGCGTGGCGAGACAATCTCGCCGGCTGAAGCGGCTATGCGCCTCACCAAACGCTAAGGCCAGAAAGGGTCCAGCATGAGCAAGCTTATCAAGTCTTTCGTCGCTGTCGCGGCCATCGGTCACCAGGTGCTGGTCAAGGCCGGCGCATCTGACGGTCAGGTCGATCTTGCAACCGCGCCCGCCGACAAGATCATCGGTGTCACCGATTATCCAGGCGGCGCTGCGATCGGTGAGCGCATCGACGTCGTTCTGTTTGGCGAAACCGAAGTCCAGGTCGGCGGCACTGTCACCTTCGGCTCGTTCTTCACGGCCGGTCCTGGCGGCAAGGCCGTCGCCGCAGCCCCCGCTGCCGCCGCCAACGCGCGAACGGGCGGCATCCTCACCATCGGCGCTGTCTCTGGTGACATCGCCCGTGTCCTCGTAACCCCCGGCCAGATCCAGGGCTGATCGCCCTCAACTTTCTAAGGAGTCATCATGAGCACGAGCGGCACGCCGTTCCCCGTCGATCCGGTGCTGACCGGTATCATCAACTCCTACAAGAACAACACGCTGATCGCCGATCTGGTGATGCCGCGCCTGACGCCGAACCTGCCGAAGAAGAAGTTCACCTGGTGGTCCTTCGCCTTCGGTCAGTTCATCACCGTGCAGGACACGAAAGTCGGCCGTAAATCCTCGCCCAACGAAGTCGAGTTTCAGGGTGACGAGCACGAAGACAAGACCGATGATTACGGTCTCGACGACGTCATTCCGCTCGATGACATCAATAATGCGCCGGCCGGTTACGACCCGCGCGCGTTCTCCGCGCAGAAGCTCATCGATCTGGTGCTTCTGGATCGCGAAGTCCGCGTCGCCAACAAGGCGTTCGACGAAAGTCTCTACCCCGCCAGCAACAAGGAAACACTGACCGGCACGGACAAGTGGTCGGATGCCGCCAGCAATCCGATCCGGCTGATCAGCGAAGCTGCTGACACCATGGTCATGCGCCCGAACAACATGGTGCTGGGCCGCGTTGAATGGACCGGCTTGCGCACCAACCCGACTGTGCTTCAAGCGCTTACAGTCTCCGGATCCGACAAGGGCATGGCGAACAAGCGCGCCGTGGCTGATCTGCTGGAGCTGGATGACATCATCATCGGTGAAGGCTGGATCAACCGCTCGAAGAAGGGTCAGGCCGTCAGCATGCAGCGTGCCTGGAGCGGCAATGCATTGCTGTTCTTCAAGGCACCTCTCGCCAGCTCGATCGATGCGACGCCGACCTATGCCTGGACTGCCCAGCATGGCGAACGCGTCTCCGGATCGATCGACGAACCGAAGATCGGGCTCAAGGGCTCCGTCCGTGTCCGCTCCGGCGAAAGCGTCAAGGAAGTCGTGGCGGCTCCGGAGCTTGGATACCTGTTGGAAGACGTCCTCTGACGCCTTCGGGTGAATTCTGAGCGGGAGCGCCGCGAGGACAATGTCCTTAGCCCGGCTGGCGTCATGCGCCAGCCAAACAGCGGCAGTTCACCAACCACCTTTGAAAAAGGAACGACCATGGCCACGAAGAAAAGCGATGCCGCCGATCAGGTGGAGAATTTCATCGTCGAGCTGCTGAAGCCCGCGCGTATCGACGGCGTCAAGCGCATGCCGGGTGAGATCGTCGATGTCTCCGCCACGGTGCTTGGGCAGCTTGAGCATGCCGAGGCCGTCGAGCCGCGCGCCAAAGAAGCTGCCGAATCCGAGCAGCAGGCATAATCATGACCGCTTACGCGACGCTGTCCGATCTCATTGAGCGTGCCGGCGAGGAGGAAATCCTCCAGGTCGCTGACCGCGATCGCGACGGTGTTGCGGACGCGGATGTCATCGACAAGGCAGTCGCCACGGCAGGCAGCGAGATCGACGGCTATATTGGCACCCGCTATGGCCTCCCGCTTCCCGCCATCCCGGAACTGGTTCGCACCTGGGCGGTGTCGATCGCACGTTACCATCTGCATCTGAACGGCGCTCCGGACCATGTGGTCCGCGACTGGAAAGCTGCCATGGATGCGCTGAAAGACGTGGCAACCGGAAAGATCAATCTGCCGTTTGACGATGCCAGCCAAAAGCCGAGCGACGGCGCTGGTCGCGTTCTCCTGGTGAAGCCGAATTTCAATTATGAGGGCTTTCTATGATCTCGGCTGTCATCGCGCGCCTGAAGGCGGAAACAACGTTGGCCGATGTCCTGGCGGCCGAGGATCTGGAAGCGCTTTCGAATGGCGTCATGCCGAGGACCCGCACTGTCTTCGTTCTGCCCTTCCGGGAGAACGCTCAGGCCAATCAGTTCACGTCGGGCCGTTTCCGTCAGTCGATCGAAGTCTGGATCATCATCGCCTTCTTCATCCGCCGCTACGACGACGCCAAAGGCAGCGATCGGCTCACCGAGTACGAGCAGATCCGTGACGAGATCGAAAGCGCGCTGGCCGGCTGGGCGTGGGACGAAAGCGAGGAGCTGTTCGAGCTGGTTGCCAGCCAGTCGAGTTCGGCGCTCGGCAAAGGAGCAACCGTGTTCGTCCAGACCTGGAAAACCACTCGAACTTTGGAGAGCACATGACGCACCCGCAAACTGGCGGCTCCTATCGCCGCGAAAAGAACGGAACCCTGACGCCTATCAAGGCGGCGGACGTTGCAGCCGAGACGCCGGCGACTGCGCCGGCCGTGATCGAACCCCAGGCCGGAGATCTGGCCGTCGTTGAAACCCCAGCCGAGGAAGAGACCGGCGGCAAAAAAGGAAAGGCCTGATCCATGACGAAGTTCGCGAGAAAGAAAGCGATCCTTGTAAAAATTGAAACGACCGAGGGCACCGACCCGTGCGCTCGATGCCCTGATCAACAAACAGGCACGAGCGAGCGAGCTGGACCGGATCGATATCCAGATCCAGAACGAGCGCAATCCGGCCATTCGCGCGGAACTGGAAGCGCGCCGCGCACGGCTGCAACTGGGCGCGCAGGAAATCGCCTCGACCGAGCTTGAGGCGAGCGTTGCCCGCGAGCGCAACAAGGTCATTCAGGAGACGATCGCGACTGCACAAACGCAGGCGACCGACATGCAGGCCGAGACCGAGATCCGCGCCCGGCTGACGGCGCAGGTTGCCGCCGGCACGATCACGGCCGATCAGGCAATGACGCAATTGCAGACCGAGCTGCAACTTCGGCCGCTCGTCATGGCAGCGACGAAATTGGAAGGAGCCGAAAAGGCGGCGCTGCTCGACACGATCACTAAGCTTCGTGCAGCCTATGACGGCGTGGCCGAGGCCCAGCGCAATGCCAATGCTGCGTCCTATCTGAGCGATCAGCAGCGCAACGTCGATCGCCTGCGGTTTCAGACGTCGATCGCCGGCCGTGGGACGACCGATCAATCTATGCTCCTGGCGCAGTATGATGCCGAGGCAAAGATCAAGCAGATGGGCACCGATCCGAACGGCGGCATCGCCCAGGGCATTCGTGCCGCCGCCGTCGAAACGGAGAAATGGAACCAGCAGCTTTCGCGTACGACCGATGCCTGGAACACGATCCGCAGGGCTGAGGAAGACGCCATAGACGGGGCTGTCGACAAGCTCAGTTCCGGCGATTTGAAGGGCGCGCTCGATAGCGTCTTAACCGATGCAAAGAAGACGCTCCTACAGCTCGGCGTCACAAACCCACTCAAGAACGCGCTGACTGGTTCGAACTACGGCACATTCTCCGACGTTGGCGGGTTGAGCGGCGCGTTCAAGCAGATGTTTGGCGGCGGACAGTCGGTCGCCTCCATGGCCGTGACGGCGGGCTCCGTCGTGGTCAACGGCGGGATTTCGGCGGGCCTCGGTTCGGTCGTGCCGCAGGCTGCCAATAATAGTGCCATTGGCGTGGTGTCCGGGGGTGCTTCCGGATCGACCTCGGGGACCGCCGCAGCACTGGGCAGCGCGCTGACCTTTGGCGGCAACTATAGGGGTGGCACCGACGCTCGCCTGACTGATATCTTGAACACGGCCGCGCTGCGCACTCCGGGGTTTGGCGTCCAGGCGATCTCCGGCTATCGCCCTGGCGATCCTCGGTTCCATGGGCAAAAGCTGGCCACCGATGTACAGCTGACCGATCTCGCCAGCGGTAAGATGCTTGGCAATTATCAGGATGCATCGAGCTTCCGGGCGTATGAGCGATTTGCGCAGACCGCACGCCAAGTGCAGATGGAGAAGTACCCGGAGCTTGCGGACCAGTTTCGCTGGGGTGGATATTTCAAGGGCGGCAAAGGCAAGTATGGTGCTGTGGACACCATGCATTTCGACCTGGCTGGAAACAAGGTCGGTATGGGTGGCGGCTCCTGGGCTGGCGGCTTGAACTCTCAGCAGGCAGCACTTTGGCCGGGGATCCAATCCGCCGGCATGACCGACGCCGCCAAGGCGGTCAGCAAGCTGGCAGCCTCGTCGACAGAGGCGACCAAAGGCTTAGGCCAGTTCGGAACGGGCCTCGGGCAGTTTGGGCAGAACCTTTCACAGACCATGTTTCCTTCAGCGCCGGCAGCGGGTGGCGCTGGCGGCGGTCTGTTCGGATGGCTTGGCGGTCTGTTTTCGCCGAGCCCGAGTTCCATTCTCGCCGGTTCGGCGCAAGCGCGCGCGGCGGTCTCCAGTGGGATCGGTGGCCTGTTTTCGGACGGCGGTTTTACCGGCCATGGGGGCGTTAAGGAACCGGCCGGCGTCGTCCACAAGGGCGAGGTCGTCTGGAGCCAGGCGGATGTCGCGCGAGCTGGCGGTGTTTCTACGGTTGAGGCCATGCGCCTCGGCTATCGTGGCTACGATCGCGGCGGTGTCGTCGGCGGTTCGGGGGCAATGGGCGGGTCATCGGGTAACGACGGCTTTGGCAAGATCGAAATCCATAACTACAGCAACTCGAACGTTGAGACCGAGCGGACGACCGACGAGAACGGCCGGCGTCAAACCAAGTTCATCATCTCGGACACTGTCGGCGATGCGCTGAATACCAAGGGCGGAAACGCCGGTCGAACTCTTGAGCGGACTTACGGCGTCAAGCGCAGAGGCATCCCGCGATGACACTGGCGAAATCGATCCGAAAGGTGTAAGCCATTCTCCATTCCCAAACCGGCTGACGCCTCACCCGCAAACCCTTGCGGCTGTTTTGCCATGCCTTTCTCGCGCGATGATCGAACCAATCCAGCCGGGTGTTTCCCGGCCTTTTCTTTGGTTGGCGATCGTGCATTTCAATATCTTACATCGCAGATCCATCGATAGCCGTCTCAGCGCGGTGATCGCTCGATGAGTATCCCGACCTGGCCAAGCGAATTGCCGCGTCCGGAGCGAGAGACCTGGCAGAAGACGCCACAGGAGGCCCGCTTGAAGAGGCGGGCGGAGCTGGGCCCACCCGGCTACCGGCGTCGCTTCTCGTCCGTGGCCAAGCTCGTAACCCTATCGATCGTCATTGGCCGCGACAAAAAGGCAATCTTCGATCAGTTCTTCGACGAGAGGACGGCTGGCGGCACCCTGCCATTTTACATGCCAGATCCAACGACCGATGGCTGGCCTCTGCTTTCGAGCGACGGCCTGCCGCTTTTGACGGGTTCGGGCGTGCCTCTGCTTCTGGCTAGCCGATGGCTCTGTCTGTTTGGCGACACCCTTCCGACCGAAACGATCCTCGGCGTCCAGTTTCGGATGAGCTTCTCCGTCGTGGTGATGCCATGAGACGAATTTCCCTCAACGCCCGTATCGCTCAAGACGCCCAGAACACGGCGGAAGTTTATGTTGCGCTCATTTGCATCGAGCATCCGACGCTGGACAAGCCGATCCGTCTTTCAACGGATCCGACCACACGGATCCAGGACGAACCGCTGATGTATGCCACCCGTTCGACCTGGATGGGAGCCAACCCTGTCACGGATCCCTACCTCTTTATTCTCGCCTCGACTGTGCTCCCGTCCGATCTCGATGAAGGCGTGACCGAGGGCAACATCATCCTGGAGAATGTCGACAACGACATCGCCAAGCTGCTCCGTTCTTTTACCGATCCCGCCACGATTCACATGGCCGTGGTCTTGGCGTCGTCACCGTCCCTGATTGAGGATGAGTATCGGGACATGAAGATCACGACCGCTCCCCTCAATGCCGGCGAGGTGACGCTCAACTTCAGCCGCGAGAACGTCGAGCAAGAATTTGTGCCGGCCGGCCGCATGACCAAGAACCGCTTTCCGGGATTGCACCGATGAGCGCGGCCTGGAGCAACGACTTTGTTGGCATCCACTATGTCGAATTCGGCCGCGATCGCGCTGGCATCGACTGCTGGGGGCTCGCCAAGCTGGTTTACGCCGAGAGCCTCGGCATCGAGTTGCCGGGCTACATAGAGCAATATACGTCGCGGGAGGAGCGTCGCGAGCTGGACGCATTGATCAGCTCGGCCGCCGTTAGCGAGACGTGGACGAGAGTCGTCCAGGCGGCAACTTTTGACATTGTTGTATTTCGGCGCGGCCATCTCGACACGCATGTCGGCGTTGTCGTTTCGCCAGGACTGATGCTGCATGTTTCCGCCGACCATCACTCGCGCCTTGAGCACTATCATTCGGGCCGCTGGGCGCACCGCCTGACCGGGATTTACAGGCACTTTGAAATGCGTTCGAGGGCGGCTCAATGATCGGTCAAACCGACATCATACCCGTTCTCGCGGCTCCGCTCCTTGATCCCGGCTCGGCTCGCATCACGATGGAGCTGCCGTCCGGTCTAACGATCGCCGAGATCGTGAACCTTGCCTTGCCACGGGCAACCGTCCAGGACCTCGCTCACGCCCGCGTCGCACTGGTCACCGAACGCGGCAGCGTCATCGTTGCGCCGGAGCATTGGGCGCGTGTCAGGCCGCGCCCTGGCGTGCATGTTGTCATCCGGATCGTGCCTGGAAAGGATGCACTCCGATCGATCCTCTCGGTTGTCGTGTCAATCGCGGCGATCGCTATCGGACAGGTATGGCTTGGCCCGGCGTTGGCCGGCACGTTTGGATTATCCGCAGGCGCATGGGCTGGCATTACGGCCCTGGGCGTCACTGTCCTCGGCAACCTTTTGATCAATGCACTGATCCCGCCAACCAAGGCCAAGAACGACAAGTCGACGAGCTATCAGATCACCGGATGGCAGAACAAGCTCGATCCGAATGGCGTCGTTCCGATGATCATGGGCGAAGTCCGGTATGCGCCGCCCTTTGCCGCGACGTCCTACACTGAGGTCGTCGGCGACCTCCAGTATATCCGCGCGATCTTTTGCTTTGGCTATGGAGACGTGGCTCTCAGCGACTTCCAGATCGGCGATACGCCGGGATCCAGATCGAGTACCGCGAGGGGCAACCGCTGGATTGGCCACTCACGCTCTACTCGACGCAGATCGTTGAGGAGAGCGTCGGCGCGGAATTGGCCCGGCCGGAACATCGGGACGATCAGGGCAACGAGATCGACGGGCCGGGGATAGACACGCCGATCATCCGCTCGACAGGCCCGGACGCCAGCGGCGCATCCGTGATCTTTGGCTTCCCGGCCGGCCTCGGCAAGGTTGACGACAAGGGCAAGCAGAAATCGGTCTCGGTACAGATCCGCATTCGACAGAGACCCACGGGAACGACGGAATGGACCGAAGTCGTCACGCTGAACCTCTCGGCCAAGAAGTTCGAAGGCTTCTATCGGCAGTACACCTGGAACTTCCCGTTGCGGGGACGCTATGACATCGAGTGCAACCGGCTGACGGACGAGTTCACCAGCCAACAAACGCAGGGCCGTTCGACCTGGGTTGCTCTTCAAACTCTGCGTCCCGAGTATCCGCTCAATTTCACCGCGCCCCTGGCGTTGGTGGCGGTGCGGATTAAGGCCACTTACCAGCTCAACGGCGCCCTCGACAATTTCAACGGGCGCGCGCGCCGGCGCTGCCTGGACTGGGATAGCTCGTCCAGGACGTGGATATACCGCATGACCAAGAACCCGGCTTCGCTGTTCCGCCTGGCGCTGCAATCGCCCGCGAACCCGAAGCCTGTCGCCGACATCGGGATAAACTTCACCCAGATCGAGGAATGGCACGAGTTCTGCGTTGCCAAGGGACTTTCTTTCAACAAGGTGCTTGATGAGGAGAGTACGCTTGAGGACGTCCTCAAGGAGATCGCGGCGGCGGGCCGTGCCGCACCTCGCCATGATGGTGTCCGATGGGGCGTTGTCATCGATCGGCCGCAGACACTGGTCGTCGATCATTTCACCCCCCGCAATAGCAGCGACTTCCAGTCCACCCGGACGTATGCCGAGCACCCGCATGGCTTCCGCGTTCAGTTCCTCGACGAAACCAACGACTACAAGCAGGCCGAGCGCCTTGTCCCGTGGCCGGGACATAGCGGCGATATCCTGCTGACAGAGCAGCTCGAACTGCCCGGCAAGACCAATCCGGACGAAATATGGCGCGAGGCGCGCCGCCGCATGTACGAGGCGCTTTACCGGCCGGATGTCCACACGGTGACAGTCGACGGTCCCATTCGCACTGCAACGCGAGGCGACAAGGTCGTCGGCAGCTTTGACGTCCTGGAGCGCACCCAGCTCGCTACACGAGTTCGCTCGGTAATGGGTCGCCTGATCGAACTCGAAGACGTGACCACGATGGTCGCCGGGCGCGCTTACGCTGTCCGGTTCCGCGTATTCTCCGCTGAAGATACGATCGGGAATAGCATTGTTCGTCAGCTCGTAACCAAGCCAGGCAATGCGGTGGTCATCGAGACCAGCGACGACGGCGTCATGCCGCAGGCCGGCGATCTGATCATGTTTGGCGAAGCGCTTACGGAGAGCTTTCCGCTGGTCGTCACCAGAGTTGAGGCCGGCCAGGACATGTCGAGCATCTACACGATGGTCGACGCGGCTCCCATCATCGACGAATTGACAGATGCCGAGGTCCCTGAACCGTGGTCCGGGCGCGTTGGCGATGACATCGGCAACAACAACGGTCTTCCGGCAGCGCCCGTGTTTGCGTCGATCGCCACTGGGATTTCCGGGACCGAGGTGGAAGGTGGTCTGCAAGTCAATCTGCGCCCAGGCTCCGGCTCGGTGCCTACCGTGTCCTTCCGCATTCAGCATAGGTTCAATGGCGCGACGACGTGGAATAGCATCGATTTTCCTGCTGTCGACGGCGGCCGTTCGATCCCCGGCTATAACACCGGGCAACCGGTGCAGATCCGCGCCGCCGCACTCAATGCGGCAGGTCAAGCCGGGGAGTTCACGGTCGTCGTCAACGTCACGATCGGCGCGCAAGATGCGGCACTGCCGCAGGCGTTGGACGCAAGCATGATCTCGGTCGGTGCGCTATTGGGCGGCGCAGTCGTGATGTTCTCGACGACCGCCGATGCAGCGACAACAAAGCTTCAGATCTATCATTCGCTATCGTCAACTGTCCTTCGCTCAACGGATGCGATTGGGGAACCGATCACCGTCGAGCCTTCTCGCGGCTATAGCACGTCAGTTGGCGACACCACACGGTCCAATCTTCTGGCCGATGGCGGCTTTGACGGCGGGTCGAGCTGGTCGTTGGGATCCGGCTGGGCGGTCGCAGGCGGGGTAGCAAATCATACGGCCGGCACGGCCAGCAATTTGTCACAGGATCGCGAGCTGGCGGCGGGGAAATATTACCGGATTGCTGGCACGCTCTCAGGCGTCACGGGCGGCACGCTGACGCCGCAGTTGACCGGTGGCACCACGGCGGCCGGGATCGCTAAGTCCGCCAACGGCGACTTCTCCGATCGCATCCAGGCCGTGGCCGGCAATACCACTCTGACATTTCGTGCGTCAGCGGCGTTCGTCGGCTCGATCGACAACGCAGTTCTCTTTGAAGAGACCACGACCAGCCTGGCAGCCGGTCTCCACTTCTTTTGGCTTGAACCACAAAACGCAGACGGTGTGCCCGGTCCGATGGCCGGCCCGTTCACCATCAACATTCGATAGGGGCAACGAATGGATAACGGCATCAAAACTCCGAATTTGGCGCTCACGCCGATCTCTGATGGCGTCGTCGTCAATCGAAGCGGCAATACGTTGGTGCAGCCGATCGGCGATCTCGCGACGCAACTGGCGGCAACGGGAGAGATTGCCGACAAGATCCAAGGCGCACAATTGGGGCGCAAGGATGCCAGAACCTGGGACGAGCTGAAGGTCACTGTAGGGGAGCGCCTGCAGGGAGGAACGGTCGCAAAGACAGATAGCGGCACGCATGTCGATCCGGTCACGGGGCAAACAGTCCAAAACAGCGGGACCTTCAGCTGCGCCGTGCCTCCAACCGGTTGGACCAGAACCGGCGACTTTTTCGATCAGGCTGGTTTGGAACAGGGCATTGCCGATCTGCAGGCTACCAAGGCTGACACGTCGGCGCTGGCGGAAGAGGCGGACGCGCGCAACAGCGACGTGGCAGACCTGGATGCACGAAAGGCCGACGCTCCCGCGCCGATTTCTGTGTTTCAGTATGCAGGGCATAATCTGGCCCGTGTTCGCACTTACGATGATTATACCCTTGAGGGGGGCCTTACGCAGGAGGGAATACCCTTCGATGTCCATCGACACGATCTGTCTCAGGACGCCGTTTATTCCAAAGTCGTGACGTTCGGGGACTCGAACATTCTCGCCATCGTTCTTCGTCGCGACGGCAAGCGGCCATACATTCGCGGCCTCGAACAGCCCACCGATTTTCCGGATGTGCTCCATTTCGCGATCTACGGCCAGTCCAATGCTGGCGGCGCGGACGCTTTGCCAGTCGTATCCGGCGCATTCCAGAACCTCGGTAATATCAAGTTCGCGATGGGAATGCAGACCTGGAACTTCATCTATGGGCCGACCTTTCAAGGAGCCCTCGGTCGCGGCGATGGAATGTTTGATTTCGTGCCACTGTATGAACAGGATCACGGCAATGGCCAGGGCGAGTTCTTCAGCACGGGCATGACCGCGCAGTTCAAACTTAGCGGGGTCGGCGGCCGTTATCATACAGGCAACCTGGAGAACGCCAAGCCGCATATCCTGACCAGCAGCTCGTCTACCGGCGGCATCTATCTTTCGGCACTGATGCCTGACGACCCCGAGCAGAAGGGCTATTACAAGCTGTTCGAAGACGATATGCGGCGGGCAAAGGCCAAAGCCGAAGCTCTTGGCATGACTTATGGATTTGGCGGGGTAATCTTCGCCCAGGGCGAGGCGGAATCCTCTGCATTGAAGCTCACCCCCACAGGTGCGGTCCAGCCCTTTACAACTGTGCAGAACGCATGGAGGGATAACCTGATCGCGCTTCGCGCTGCGCAGGAAGCATCCCGCAAAGCTCTGGTCGGCGGCGTCGCGCCGATGCCTATGTGGGCGATCTGTGGGCGCTATCCGCTGATTGGCAATGCCCTCCAGGACGCTGCCAGCCGAGACGCGCATATCCACCTGACGGCTCCGAACTATTTTGCTCCGAACGCGATCAACTCTCAGCTCGATCCGGCTCTTGATCCGAGTCATCGCAAGTATGGCGATGTCCTGCACATGACGGCCGACGGCAATCGCTGGGTGGGCGAATACATCGGCAAGCTGCAGCATCGCATCCTGAAACTTGGGCGTCGCGAAAAGGTGCTCTTGATCAAAGACGTCTGGCGCGTCGGCAATAATGAGATTCGCGTCCAGTTCGATGTGCCCTATAAGCCGCTCCGGCTGGACACGGAATTCGTCTTCCCCGTCGCTAATGCCGGTCTCCGGGTCTTCGCCGGTACGCTGGACGCCGTGGGAGCGCAAGCCTCCATCACATCGGTCAGCATCATCTCCGACGATACGATTGCCATCATCACCGGCACAACGATTGCCGCTGGTGGCAATTTCCTGGTCGAGTACATGGGTGAGAAGTTCGGCTACAACAGCACGGCCGTCCTTGAATCCGTCCAGGACGGCGTGGCCTATGCCAACGGCAACGCCACCAAGGAGTTGGTATTTAACGGCGACGTCCGCGACCAGTTCCTGCCGGGCCTGCGCAACGGCGCAATGTACGTCATCCAGGGAGGCGGCAGCTTCAATCCCTGCATCCGCGATCTTCGCTTCTCAGGTGGGAAGACGATCCTGCGCGGTGATGCCGCCACCTTTGGCACGCCCATCATCGGCTCAGTCGTTGGCATTTCCGCTCCGTTCGCGGTCGGTAACATCGTCGACAGTGATATGGCGATGAGCGTCTACCAATTCTCTGATCCGGCCTACGGCCAGCACCAGGGAAAATACTACCCGCTGCACAACTATGCATTCCCCTTCATCAAAGCTGTGAGGACCTGATGGTTACGTCTACCCTGGTTGAGAAAATGAACATTTCAGCCCCATTGGGCGCAGTCGGTCCCCGGCTCGTCCCGCTGCGCGACGACGGCTTTCCGTCCTTCGGGCTGGCCAATCTCTTCAAGCTTACCGAGACCGACTATGCGAACGGTGTGCGCGACGAGATCACCGCAGGGGTGTTTCCGTTTGAGGGTATTACCCCGGATGCCAGCAATTCCAACGTACCTGCGCCGGGTGGCGGCGGGATGGTGATCAAAGGCTGGCGGGCAGTCACTGGGCCGACGCTGGACGTGACCAAGGCATGGACCGTTGTATTCGGTGTCAGCCTGGCGGCGTTTCCGGCAGCCAGTCAGTCGCAGGGCGTCTTTGCAGTCGGCAATAGCTTCAGCACGGGGTTCTGGTTCTTTCTTTCGATCGAAGCCGGTCAGCCTTTCGCCAGCGGCAGCCCGCATGGCATTTACGGCTCCCACTACAACATGGGAACTGCCGTCAACGAGGGCGACCAGTTGTTGCGCCCATGGGTCGCCAAGGTGGGTGCGTTCCACACACTATTCATGTCGCACGATGGAGCGGGCAAGTTCGTCCTTGGCCGCTATAAGGACGGCAAGTTCGATAAAGGCGGCCCTACGATTGCCAATCCGGCAGTACTCGCCAATGGCGGTTCGCCGTTGCTGCCGGTCCGGATGGGCGGCATCCATCAGAACGCCCGCGCCGGCACTATCACCTATGAGGCGGCGGCAATCTATAGCCGCGCTCTGGACCCAACGGAAATCATCAAGACAAGTGATGCCCTTTTCGCACTCGCCGTGGCGCGGGGACGCGGTTGACCATCTAAGATCGGTCGCGCGGCCAGGCGGTTCGGGTGTTTGAGCACCCGAACGGCGGGGCCAAAGTTTGGCAGCCTAACCCGTCCGACAGCGTCATTCGATAACTGTCACAGCCGTACCCTGGGGGGCGGTCAAATTCGTGACTGACTCGAAGGTTTTTTGAAATGGTGAATATTCGCTGCTGCTTAAGAGCCCTCGACGCCAACCTAAAGCGATGTCATAGTCCCATAGCAGGAAAGACGATGGGGGTAAGGGACTATGTCGGCAAAGCGCCAACCCGCTCGCGACAAGCGATATTGGATTGTCGAGATCACACGGAGTTCTGAAACGGTGTTTCGAAAGCGGTTAGCGGGCAATCTTAGTGATGGGGAGGTTGCCACCATTTTGCAACGGCTTGCCTCCAGGGAGCTTTCACCAATTGAGGTGATAGGTGCTTCGATCCGAAAACCAAACCAGACCTCACTCTTGCATGTGCGGGTAGACGGCCCGCCAAACGGTAAGCGAACTATGATTTGGATTCCGACATTTCCTGCTTACACAGCGAGTCGCTGGCGCGAGAGTGAGTTGGCCAATTATCCCGAGATACTGCCGGACGAAGCGTTTTAGAAGCGTTCTCGGCCGCATTCGGGACGCTTCATATTGTCTTTGAACGCGGTTCCAGGCGTCTTCGACACCTTCTCGAAGTTCCGGATGGAGCGGGCCGGTTGTAGCTATTCCGTTCAGGGTTAGGGTCGCTCTAAGGACGTTCGGGAGGTCATCACTACCTGCGATTAGACGCTAGCGCCGTTCTGTCCGGAAGATGAAGATGGCGAGGCCACGCCTCTTGCAGCGTTTGCAGAGCAACCGCTTTGCCAGATCGTTGGTCATAGCGTCTGCTCCATACTTGCGGATGAGTTCGCGCCGATCGATGTAATGTGTACGCCCGCAGCGGCATTTGCCGTAGACGATCTGCCACTCGGAGATCTTGCCCAGCGCCGTATCGTCGAGTGCTAGATATCCACGCGGAATCTGGACGTAGGGGGCCAGGTCGATTTTTTGGAATGCTGGCCACGACGGAGCCATTCGGCAACGGTTCCAGCCGACCTCAGCGAAGTGCTGGCAGCCGACCGCTTTGGAAACGACGTCGGGAAGGCTAGGCACGGCGATATCGCCAAGAACCTTCAGCATCGAATTGACATCGTAGTTCTTGCTTTTGCCACAGCGCGGGCAGTGGAAACACGCTACCTCTCCCTTATGATGGGAGAGCCAATGGATTTTGTCGGTCCATTTCGCTGGTTCGCTCATGCGGACACACCCCTTGAAAAGGTCCTCGTCTGCCGCATTCTACGCTGGCCCGCCCGCCAAGCGCTCTGAAGATGATGCGAACTGCGGGCTTATTCAAGGGCTTTTCAAATGCCTTTCGAAGGCCTGCTGGGGAACACTGCAATGGTGGACACGACCCGTCAGGATCGAAACCCGCAGAGTTGGCAGTTACGTCGTCATCAACAGCACTGAGAAGGCGGCGGAGTATTTGCTGGAGCAGTGGCCTGAGGAGGAGAACGGCAAATCCTTCGACGCTGCAAGGCAGGCGCTAATCAGTGCCCACGAAGGCACGATTTCACCAGAGGAGGCGCGGCACGCATTTCTCGCGGCGGCCGAAGAGGCTGGGATATTCTTCTTTGTCGAGTGAGAGCGATCGGGATCGCCACGCGGCAACCAGGGTAACAACGGCAGGCAGCGAAAAGGGTGCTGCCGACAGCACCTTTGCAATCAAGTTTCTGTTGCCATTTGATGTTGCGTGCGGTGCCACGCGATTTTGCGCGCTACACCATTCCGCCTGTGCGACCATTGGCAATAAGGCAAAGCCGATCGCCAACACACAAAATCGAATGCTTGTTGTCACACAAATCCCCACGGAACCGATACGTCAAGGCGGCGACCCTAACCGGCATGGGCGTCACCTTCAATGAGTTGCCGCACTCAAAAAACG